CGAAGACTTCAGCGTCACGACCAAGGACGGCAAGACGACCCGCCGATTCTATTCCGATAAGCAGACGATTATGGTGCCCGGTCTCCAGACTCGCGCCGTGCTCCTGGTCTGGTCGAATTTGGGCGGCAAAGATTTGATGCACGGGCTGCGCTCACGCCGCGCCTTCAGCTACGCCCTCGATGCTGGGCAGGACTACGTGGACCAGATGAGCGCCGAGGTCCGCGTAAAGGATAGGCGCACGGGCAAGCCTCAGTGGCTGCTCCCTCAGGGCAAGAAGGATAACCACGCTTTCGACTGCGAGCTGCTCGGCTTGTTGGCCGCTGTCCGCTGGGGCATCGTCGGCAAGGAAACGACCGAAACCGACTTGCCTTCCGCATGAACTTGGGAACACTTAATTCAAGCGGCGGCGCCGATGGTTGCGGGAAGGAAGAGTCTCGTGGCGTGGACATGGGCGTCGCCGCCCCCTATCGTTGCCAATTCACGCAGGTCAAATGGCTCAAGGGTACTTTATTGGCCTCACTGAATGTGAGCTGCTCGACCTCAAGGCGAAAGCGCTGTCTCTAATCATGGACGGCAAAACGCTCATGTCCTACGCCGATTCCGGCAGTTCCGCGACCAAGGCCTTCCCAGGCATGACGCCGAAGGAGGTCTTGAACGAGGCTATGTTTGGCCTATCGCGCCTCGATCCGGGCAAGTATGGTCGTCGCGTGACGATGATCAACTCCCGCTGGGACAACCGTCTCGGATAATTTATGGCCCCCCGCAAAAAGCCCGTCCCGACCGTCAGCCTCCGCCCGAAGCCGGCGAAGAAGGTCAGCAAGAAGACGCTGACCGCCGCGGCCGCGTCTCCGGGTGCAGCGTTTAATAACCAGTATAGCGGGAACACCTGGGGCAGCACGGCCGTCACCTATGCTCGCCGCGTCATCTTCGCTCCGCAGCCTGACGACATGCGCCGCGACTTGGCGCCATGGGACCGCAACGAGATGGTCAAGAAGTGTCGCTGGGCCGAACGGGAGTCCCCGCTCTTCAAGCAAATCCTGAACGATTGCGTGATTTATGTCTGTGGGGACGGCATCAAACCGCAGTCACACGCCGAAGACCCGAAGGTCGGCGAACTGCACGAAGCCTACTTTGCGTCGAAGGCAAAGCGCCTCGACGTCTCCGGCAAATCTTTCTATCAATCGCAGGCCATCCTTACGCGTTCAATGATTCGAGACGGCGACGCTTTCTCCATCAAGGCCTCCCTCAACGGAGAAGCGAAAACGCAAATCATCGAGGCCCACCGCGTGGGCGACCCTACTGATCGCGATACCCCGGAGGATTGCTGGGATGGCATCGGCTTCGGAAAGTATAACGAACCCATTTACTACTCGGTCTATCAGGCTGATGGTTCCTCCCGCAAGGTTGAGGCCCAGTCTGTCATGCATATCGTCGACATGGAAACGGCTTCTGGCTCTCGCGGAGTCCCCGTGCTGCAGTCATCCCTGACGGCTATCCAGGACGCCAAAGAAATCCTCGAGCTCGAACGACGCGCAGTGAAAGATAACGGTGATACGGTTCGCGTAATCAAGAAGGGGTCAGGCTTCATGGATGAAGACGCGGCCTCAGAGATTGGGTCCGTCGGTAATACGGCGTATGACCTTGCAAACCAGATGGGCGGAAAAGCCGTCGTGCTGGAATCCTCCGACTCTTTTGAGTCCTTTGAGAGCAAGCGCCCTAACAGCACATTCGTCGGTTTTCTTCAGGCGCTTGAAAAAGACATTTGTTCAATCCTACCTTGGGAATTCGTAAAAGACCCGACCTCTGCCGGCGGAGCGTCCGTGCGTCTCGTAACGGCCAAGGCCGCTCGCGTCTTCGGCAAGTATCAGAATGTAATTATCGAGACCTTCTGTCAGCCGACTTATGAGTACGTTATCGCCGACGGCATTGCCAAGGGCGAGATTCCTGACGATCCGAAATGGTGGTCTGTCTCTTGGACAACCCCGAAGTCCGTCACCGTCGACGCTGGCCGCGAAGCCGCAAACGACCGTGCCGACATCGAGATGGGTCTCATGAGTCCTAGTGAGCTCTTCGGAACTAGGGGCCTAGATTTCCGCACTGAGTCCATTAAGCGCGCGGCCGATATGGCTTTCCTGCAAGACCTCGCTAAACAGTACGGCATTCCCTTCGAGCTGCTCTTCCGTCCGACCAACACTCCCCTCGGTACGGTCGCCCAAGTCGACCAGGCTGAACCCAAGCCCGGCATCTCTACTAACGAAAAATAACATGTCTCGATTCCTTTCCCATGCACTCAAGGGCCGTGAGCCGATGCTCATCGACCCGGCCAAGGCCCAAGACTTCTCAGTCATGGCCGAGAAGTTTGGCTTCACCGATATGCTCGCGCAGTTCTTCGGCGTGGCCCCGGTGCCTTACGTCCAGAACGGCGTCGGCGTTATCCCGATTGCCGGCGTGATTGGAAAGAACCTGAGCCCTATCGAGAAGATGATGGGCGCCGTGGACGTGAACGACATCTCCATGGCCGTCGACCTCTTCGCAGCTGACCCTGCGGTCGAGAAGATTGCCTTCAACGTCTCATCCCCTGGTGGTACGGTCACCGGCGTCGAGGAACTGGCAAACAAGATTCGCGACCTCGGCAAGCCGACCATGGCTTACACTGACAGCGAGATGGCTTCGGCCGCTTACTGGCTTGGCTCTCAGGCTGATCGCGTCGTCGCTTCCCCCTCTGCCACCGTCGGAAGCGTCGGCGTCTACATGGCCGTGCCAGACATGTCCAAACTCTACGAAGACTCTGGCGTCCGCATGGTCGTCATCAAATCGTCTGGCTCCCCACTGAAGGGCGCCGGCATCGAGGGCACGTCCCTCTCCGACGAGCAGGTCGCCGACCTCCAGGCTGGCGTCGACTCCATCCACGAAGACTTCAAGGCCGCCATTCGCTCCAAGCGCACGCTGGTCGCAGACTCCGCCCTCCGTGGTCAGGTCTTCTCCGGCAAGCAGGCCGCCACCCAGGGCTTGGTCACTGGTCTCGCCGACTCCTTCAACAAAGCCCTAGCCTCTTTCTAACATGCCCCGCATCTTCACCGACATCGACGACACTATCCTGAAGGACGGCCAGCCCGTCCAGCGCGTCATCGACTACATCGACGAGAACGGCGAAGAGGTCGTCGTCTTGACCAACCGCGCCGAGAGCGAGCGTGAGAAGACCGTGGCCGACCTCGATGCCATCGGCTTCGAGTACGACGCCCTGATCATGAATGACTCCGGCGCTGAAGCCCCTGCCTTCAAGGCTGGCGTCATCAAGGCCGAGCTCGATGCCGGACGCCCGGTCGACCTGTTCATCGACAACCGCGCCGACACCCGTGAAGCCGTCTCCGCCCTGGGCGTTGAGGTCATGGACCCAGCTGCCATCCCTGAGATGGTCGAGGAAGATGACGTCGAAGAGGTTCCCGCGCAGGAATCTCCCGATGGCACGGTTGCCAATTCTCGCAGGTCTAAGATGACCATCGAAGAGCAACTCGTCACGGCCGCCGCCTCTCTGGCCGGCCTCACTGCCGAACGCGACGACCTCCGCTCCACCGTGGAGAAGATGACCGTCGGCGCTTCCGCTGAACTTGAATCCCTCAAGGTCGAGGCCTCCGTCAAGGATGCTTCCATCGCTACGCTGACCGAAGCCCTCAAGGCCTCCGAAGCCGCCCTCGCCACTTCCCTGGCTAAGGTCGCCGAGCTCGAAGCCGGCAAGGCCAGCGCCTCGAAGGAAGCCGCCAAGATCGTGGCGTCCTTCGGCACCGAACCCGTCGAACTTCCTAAGGGCGACAGCCCCGCAAAGATGAGCAACGCCGACATCAAGTCCGCTTACCTCGCTCTGCCCGCCGGTCAGGCCCGCATCGCCTTCTTCAACGCCCACAAGGCCGCCCTCATTTCTTTCTAATCCTCCCTACCTAACACACTACTATGGCTACTGTCCTCCCCACCGCTCCGGCTATCCTGTCTGACTACATCGTCCAGACCGTCGCCGGCAAGCTGCCCATCCTCAACAACGTCTCCGTCAACCTCTCGGCCTCCGTCGGCCGCGCTGGCAAGACCGTCTTCGTCCCGATCATGGGCGCTGGCACGGCTTCGGAGTTCAACAAGTCGAGCAACACCCTTGCGGACGTTGACGGCGCCACGATGAGCAACAGCTCCGTGACCCTCAAACACTTCAAGTACGTCGACGAGTTCTCGCCCCTGGACATCCAGGAGTTCGGCATGCAGTACCTCATCAACGCTTACGCGAAGACCGCTGCTCAGGCTATCGTCGACAAGACCTGGGCCGAAATCGGCTCTGTGTTCACCGCCGCTAACTTCGCCACGGAAGAAACCGTTGCCCTCGCTGACTTCGGCTATGACGACGTGACGAACGCCCAGTTCCTCCTCGACTCCGCCAAGGCCGGCCAGCCCCGCTCCTTCCTCGTCGGCAACGGCTACCTCAAGAGCCTCCGCAACGACTCGAAGATCTACGGCTCCCTCAACCCGAGCGCCAACACGGTCGTCACCTCCGGCAACGTCGGTCAGGTCGCCGGCATGGACATCTACCAGTGGAACCAGATCCCTGCCAACGGCGAGAATCTCTCAGGCGTGGCGATGGGCCCGGATTCCTTGCTGGTCGCGACTGGGGTGCCGATGGCTGAAATCGCCGGCTTCACCTCCAGCGTCGCCACCGCCGAGTCCGGCCTGTCCATCCAGGTCCTCGTCGGTCAGGCCGAGACGGGCAACATCCGCTGCATCGCGCAAATTTTGGTGGGCGCCGCAAAGGGACGCTCGACGAGTCTAGTGCGCTACGTCACCGCCTGAGCGGTCTGACGTTCAAATCAAAGGGCTCCGCAAGGGGCCCTTTTTTTGTGCCTGTTTGCCAATGGTCGCAGGTTTAGAATGAGCCTCTTTGCTGAATTCCTCCCTGACGCGAAGGAGATGGTGGCCGACTTCCCCGTGGCCGGCTCGGCTAATTCTGGGGCGATTACCTTCTCATGCCTAATCTCTGACCCGGCCGTCCAGACCGTGCTCGAAGCAGGGGGGTACATGGAGCGGACCCAGTACTCTGTCAGGCTCCCCGCCGCAACGGCCTCCTGGAGCCTCCCAGACGGGTCTATTGGGGCATCCACGGCCATCATCAGCGGAGGCGTCCCAATCCCCAGCCTAGCCCAGGGGAAGAAGATTGTGGTCGGCGGGAAGACCGTGCGCATTACCACCCAGACTTATAAGCCCGCGTCAGCCTGGGTGACCCTGCTCGTCATCGACGACAACCAGTAATGCCGGCCAAGGTCTCCATCGAGCCGAAGTCCCTAGCTCAGTTCGTCGAGGCCTGCCGCCAGTTCGCCGCAGGCATGCAGATCACTATGCGAGACGCCGTGCTCGAGCAGGCCATGCTGGCTTGTCAAGACGCGGCCAAGTTTACGCCCCCCCTCCCCAAGGGTGGAGGCAACGGCCTGAGCCCTGCGGCCAAGAAGGCAGGCCTAGGTGCAGTCGCTGGGGATATCTCCAAAATTTTCGTGGCCGCAAACGACTCCTCGAACAAGTCCGCGGTCGGTCTGATTTCAAACCAGATTGCCTTTGCCGTAAAGTCTAACGACTTCGGCGCCTTTAATCGGCTGCTGTCCGGGGGTAAGGCAATCAGCATGCTCAACAAGCGCAGCATCCTCTCCAAGATTGCTCAGGATACGGACCGCACACGGGCATTTGCCAAGGCCAAGAACTTCTTGAACCGATCTAACCCAGTCAAAAGCGAATACGGGACACAGGGCTTCGTCACGAACTTGCGCCCAATCCATGACCAGGTCAAAAGCCGATTCGGCGGTCGCATAAAGAAAGGCCAGAGGGCTGTGACGACTAAACTGCTAGTGCAGGACAAGGGCGAATTGAACGACTACATCCTCAAGCGGCAGCAGATGGTCGGGGCCGTAAAGTCTGGCTGGGCCAAGGCTATGGCTAGTCTCCCGCGTCCGAAGGATAACAACGGCCAGCAGGGCGAGCCCGGTGCCGAGCTGCGAAAGGCAACATGGGTAACCTTGCATTCCAGCGTTGGGGGTTACAATAAGACAGCCTTCACCGATAAGATCGCGGAGGTCTCTGTGACCAATCCTCTAGGAAACATCAACAGCATCGCCGACCAAGCCGACACGCTTGGGCTTGTCTACGGAAACCGCGTCAAGCAAATGCCCTCGATGGTCCGCTATCGTATGAAGAAACCCGTCGACAAATTTAACAAAAAATAACCCATGGGCACGCTCTCTATCCGTCACATCGTTGAGGAAACCCTCGCGACTTATCTCTCAGCTCAGACCGGGCTTGCCGGCGTGACCATGCTCACGGGCGATAGCGCCGCGACCCAGACTCTTCCCAAGGCCGTGGTGCTCTGCGACTCCGCGTCTCCTCCTGGAGATCTACCCGAGGGGCTTGGAAACTACTCTTGCTCGGTCCGCATCACCCTCTTCTCGAATGCCGACGACACGACCCTGTCGACCCACAGGGCCCGCTGCGCTTCCCTAGCCGGCAACATGAACGACCTTGACTCAATCCAAGCGGCCTTTGCCGCAACGGGAGACGCCCTTTGCTACGATGTGACCATCAGGTCCGAAGACGAGGGCATCGACGAACGCTCCTGGGCGACATCATTTGCTTTCGATGTGCTTACCGTCCTTAACCCTGTCTAAGGGTTGCCAATTCAAGCAGGTTTAAGATGAGCGAAGTCAATACCGGCACAGTTTGCCTTTACGGAATCGGCCCGGGCCAACAGGCCAACCTATTCGTGCAGTCCTACAGCGTTGCCTCTAACTTCAACAACACCGGCATGGTGGTCGACGAAAGCGGCCGCACGGTGACGGGTCGCTATGACGACCGACGTTCCGAGATTACCATCGAGGGCGTGGCAAAGGGCTCGTCCATCCCGCTGCTCGGCGCTAAGCTCGAGTTCACTGCGAAGACTGCTTCGGCTTATCCGGGCGGTGTCGCTTCGGTCAGCTTCTCGGGAGTCATCACAAAAGTCGACGACCGCGGATCTAGTAAGGGCTTCGTGACAGTGTCTATCACTGCCGAGTCCTTTGAAGAGATTGCCTACTGATTGACTTCCCTGTTGGTGGGGTAGTCTGAAGGGGTGGACCGCCGCTTCCTGAATTCGCAGATAGACCCGGCCCCGTTCAAGTTCCTAGGGCGTACGCTTTACCCCTGGTGCATCAAGTACCGGGTGCGACTGTTGGCGCTAGACTCTCCGCTGGTGACCGGCTCCCGCGGCGTTACGCCTGCCGACCTTATCTTCGCGTGCCAAGTGTGCGCTGAGGAACCCCTTGGCGGAGTCAGCTGGGTCGACAAGCTGCGGATCGGTCGCCTTACCGATAACCCTGCCAAGTTTGAACTGATGCTCAAGGCCTTCTCCGACTACATCCTGGTAAGCCACTGGCCGAAGTTCTGGGAGCAAAGCGATAAGAAGACCGGCGGGAGTAGCAAGGCACCTTGGCCGCTGATGGTGGTCGCGAACCTTATCGCCAACGGCATCGACGAGAAGCGCGCGTGGGAGATGCCAGAGTGTCAGGCCATCTGGCTGAATGCCGCCTTCGCCATGCGTAAGGGCGTCGACGTTGCGATCATGTCGCCGGAAGAGGAGGCCTATATCGAGTCCGAACTGAAGCGCGAAGCCGAAGCGGCCGCCGTTGCCAATCCAGCAGGTTAAAGGATACCGACTATGGCCCAAGACCTCACCGTAAACATCAATACGACCTCCGACGTCCCGCAAGCGATGGACAAGTCCAAGACCGCAGTCGTCTCTTTTTCCAAGCAGGTGGAGGATATTCAAAAGAAATTCAGCACTGGATTCAAGGACATCTTCCTCGGCTTCACTGCCCCGATGGTTCTTATCCAATCGGCAATTTCTGCAATCACCGGCGCTATTGAAAACGCTAAGAGGGAAGCACAGGAAGGGTTTGATTTGATCGCTAAAGGGGAAACTATTTTTGCAAGCTCAGAGGAGAAGCGCTTTGCGGCTTACCTGAAAGCACGAAAAGAACGGGAAGCAGAAATGGAAGCCGTCAAGAAGGGCAAGGTTGAGATCACCCAGAAGTTTGCCGACACTCCTGAAGGCGCAAAACTAGGGGTTGAATTGGCTCAGAAATATAACGTTGCCCCTGAAGGCATGAACGCATTTTTCAAAAACCTAGCAAACATCCCTGAGTACCAACAAAAGGCTTTAGAATGGTTCCTTAATTCAGCCGAAGCGAAAAACTTTGAGGTGCCAGAAAATGAAAAACTCAAGGCCGGCTCATTCAAGGGCCCCGAAGGATTCGGCACTGTCGTCGGCGTAGGAGCCAACCCTGTCATGGAGAAGATGACTCATCAGAATGAGCTGCTCGAAGACATTAAGAACATCCTATGGGAACAGACTCAGATGAATCACGGCGGCCAAGTCCCTGATCCGTTCACTGAACGCGTCCCCCTGACCATGCAGAAGGCTGGTCTCTCCTAATCTTATGGCTCTTATTTCCACAGGCAATGTCCTAGCGGCTGAGGTTCTCCAGCCAGGCTACACCTTCCAGTCTGACGGCTTTGGCTTGGTCACTGGCTCCGCGACCTACAAGCTAGACAAGGCCGTCTCGGTGACGATGACTGTCCGCGGCACTCCATTCCCTAACTATCCCTATGCCTATACGAAGGCGCACAAGTCTTCTCAGAGCATCGACGCGCTAGACATTCAGACCATCAAGGTGGACTATGTAGGCATCGACCCGACCATCAACGGCGGCGTGATGACCAATGCAAACACGTCCGTGGCTAACGGCTTGACCGCCGAGAACATTACGACCCACCCGAACTTCTTTACCGCGGCAACAGGCTACGGTGGCATGCCTCTTGCCGGCCTGCCTTCGGACTTCGGCGGCGCCTATAACGACTCAACCCTCGGGCCCCTGGTCAACGCCAAGAACGTCGACACCGGGCAGGTCGTGGTCGTCCCTTCAAGCGAAGGCTACAACGGCGCATGCTTCGAGAGCGGCAAGGGTGGCCGCTTCATCGGCTTCGTCGACCCTGATTATCCTGACATCTACGGCAAGACGCAGTATCTCTCCCGCACGACGACCTACTCGGGCACGATCTACACGACCTCTCAGGCCTATGTCCAGGCACTGTATGCCCTACTCGGCACGGCTACCGCAACAAACTCCTGGGGCATCTTTGCTCTGATCCCCGCGTGGGGCCCGACTGGGGCCGGCATTCATGGCAACACTAACCTGCTTTCACAGGTTAACGTCGAAGAGTATGGCTTGCTCTACAAGATTATGTACGAAATCCGCTATTCAAAGGAAGGCTGGCCGTTTGACGTTTACGTCAATATCTGACCGATGAGCATTCAACCAGGGGTTGGATATACCTTCACCGCTTCGAGCAGCGGGACCAACTTCAACGTCCAAAACCCTTGGACACAGTGGCCCCTGTATGTTGAGAACTTTGTTTGCTCCCCGTTCAAGGTTCACGGCGTGCTCAAGAAGACCGGCGACGGCGGTGATTACGTCGTCTTCGAGATTTGCCCGGGCACGTTTAACAACCAGATGCCGCAGGTTTATGACTCGGTCAATGAAGTCTGGAAGTATCTAAACGCTCTAGCCGTTGACACTGAGCTGGTGCTGGACTTCGCCTCAACGACGTCCTCAATCATTTACCTCCGCGTCGGCCCTGACGCGACGACCTTTGCCTTCCCGCCGACATCTCCGACGGGTGCGACCGATGACCCTTATCCGCGGATCTACTCAACGGGCGGCGCACTGCCAGTAGACTCTGATGCATTCGGTTATGTCGCCATTGCCAAGGTCAACGAAATCAGCGCCAACGTCTACACGGTCGAGCAGTACGTCACCGGCTCCCTCTGGGGCGACCGCCTGAAGTTGGGAACGGCTACTGCTGCTTACTATTACGCCCGCATCTGATGGCTAACATGATCGGCAGTTTCCCTTGGACCTGGGCAGGCGTCAGGAGTCCTATTTTCAATAACTATCTGGAAGGAATTGAGGCCGCTGGCTCGCACAATGTAGAATATAAACACGGCTTCAGGACTACGGAAGGCAATGGTCTAGTCAGAACGCCCTATTCGGCTCTTGGATTGAACAGCGCAAACGTGGCATCAGGCCCTAACTTTACCGCAGAAGGTTTGACCGCAAGCCCAGCTCAAGGCGAGTTTGGATCTCAGTATAATTACAACGGATCAAGCAGCGTTAGCGGAATGCTTACCAACGAAGACCGGGCTCAGCTGACAGGCGAGACGGCGGTGCTTTCATCTGGGTCAATTACCATTGGCTCTGACGCCTTCGTTGGACCTTACTACCAACTCTATTCAGCCTACAACGTCAGCGAGTCCATCACCTCAATCGGCAAACTGACGGCCTTCTGACCCCCCTTGCCAATCCCCGCAGGTTTAAGACCCGATGAGCTGCTCTAACACTGCCATTTTCTCCAGGGGCGACAGTTTCTCAAGCGAGTGGACTTGGGTACCTGGCGCCGGCGAACCCGCCGACCTGATCGGCACGACCATCCTTTCGACCCTCCGCGATCGTGCGGGCAAGGAGTACGATATGACCATTAATCTGGCTAACGATGGCCTGTCCTATACCGCCCAGTACCTCGGCGACAGTTCGCAGTGGGCCCTTGGCCTCGCGAGCTGGGACTTCCGCATGACGTTCCCTGGCGGCCCGGTCACGCACTCCACGATCTTCCGCGTGCAGGTTCAGGAAACCATTACCCAGGCTTAACATGGCAACCATCAACGGCACCTTCAACAGCCTCATCGCTGGCACCTTGTCGGGTACCATCGGTACGCCCGGACCCACTGGCGCCACCGGCCCGCAAGGCCCTGCCGGCCCTACATTCACTGGTGGCCCCATCACGTCTCCCATCACCTATGACGCGGGGACGAACTCCACGGCCTTTGAGAACGGCGACGTCTTTGCCCAGGACAATACGTCCGGCTCGTACGGCGCTATCTATACGGGCGGCCTGCAAGCATCTAACGGCGCCCTGACCATCGACATTACCGGCGCCGGCATCACGTTTGGAGACTCCACCGTTCAGTCTACGGCCTTCCCAGGCTCTGCTGCATTCTACCCTGCCACAGGCAACCCATCGGCGTTCCTGACAGCTTCCGCCCTGACTCCCTACCTCCTCAGCTCGACGGCCGCTTCGACCTACCAGACAATCAGCGGAATGTCGTCCTATTTGACCAAGGCAGGCAACTTGTCTGGATTGGCTAACACGGCCACGGCCCGCTCGAACCTCGGCCTCGGCACGATGGCGACAGCCACGGCTTCGGACTATCTGACTGTTTCGGCTGCGGCTGCTGGCTATTACCCCCTCACTGGCAACCCCTCGGCATTCCTCACGGCCTCTGCGTTGACCGGCTACGCGACGGAGTCCTTCGTCACGTCTCAAGGTTACATCGGGGACGCCCCTTCGGATGGATCGCAGTACGCTCGCCAAGACGGTGCATGGGAAGTAGTCACTGGCGGAGGTGGCGGTTCTTATCTTCCCCTGGCTGGCGGGACTATGACCGGGGCTATCGTCTTCGACGGCACGTCTGGACAGTATATCTCAAAAGGTAACTTCGACACGTCTCGCGGCGGAAACTACGGCATCAGCCTTGTCTGCTCCATCGGGTACGAGTTTAACTGGCAAGCTGGATGGCTGACGACGACTAATCAAGGCAGCGTCACTCCCCGCCCGCTGTACCTCGACTCTCTGGCCGGTACGACCCTGCGTAGCTGGAACAGCGAAACCGACACCGGGACGGAAGTCGCCCACACTGGCATCAATGTTGGCAATACTTCACCGTACTACGTCAACGTAGCCCCTGATCTGGTTAAGGTCTTCGAGGCCACCAACGAGCTGGGCGTCTCCATCGCCCACGACTCGATTTCCATCCAGCACATCGACACGCCTGACCGCACCTCGTACTTTACGAACGAATATATCGGCTTTGAGGATATGTCCGGCACGCCTCACTCGGCTTGGATTGAGCACGACGTGATCACGGTCCAAGATGCTACCGATACGACCCAGATGCGCTCGACTGGCATCAGCCTATCGGCTGCTGGTTCGATTACGTTCGGAGACTCGACCGTCCAGACCACGGCCTACACCGGCGGCGGTGGCGGAGGCATTCCCGAGGCCCCTTTGGATGGTTATCTCTATGCGCGAGTTAACGGAGGATGGATGAAGCTTCCATCCCAAAATCCTGCGGGAATCTTTGCATTCAATTTTACAAACATTTCAGGATGGGTAGTTGGAAACGGAGACACCGATTCATATGTTCGCATTTCTCTCGGAACGTCTGGGAATGTCAGCATCGTCAATGCACCTTCTGCTCACAACAACTTTACAATTGATGGAGGCGATGATTATGGATCTTACTTCGATTTATACTACCTCGCCTCCGAAGGAAGTTCTTTCATAAACATTACATTTACTAACCTGTCTTATTTTACGACAATCCCATCAATCGGCATTATCAAATACGGCACAGCGGGATACGTCAACATTAGCAACAACGCAGCCCTTACGAGCATTACCGATCTTCCAAGCACGCAACTTTATTTGAGCAACAATCCTTCGCTTTCTTCCGTGCCTAGTTTTGTATCATCTACGAATTACATCGACCTATACAACTGCGCCATTTCTGACGTTTATACGGTTCTTTCTAACGCTTATTCCGCCGGAGCTTCTGGCGGCTATGTGAACGTGTCAGGAGGAACCAACCAAGCAGTCGATGGTGAAAGCGGACAGGTGCAGGACTTAATCAACAATGGTTGGACTGTCATTTTCAATTCTATCTAAAACAATGTCGCGTTTCATCTTCATACCTGACGAAAAAAACGGCAAGCAAATGCTCGACGGAAAGAGAGGAACGCTTGTCACCGTATCTGATGACAAAGCGAAAATTTTGTCTCCGCACCACGTCTTGACGGAAAAGCCCGCCGTAACCGATTACGTCGCCCCCGAAGCCCCGCAAAAATAAGACCTTATGATTATCTTCCTCATCGCCGCGTCTTTTCTCCTAGGCTTCGTCCTGGGCGCCCTCGTCATCCGCAACAACGCCGCCAAGGCCGCGAAGCTAGAAGACAAAGGCAAGTCCATCCTCGACGCCCTCAAGGGCAAGTAAGCCGTGCGCCTACTCCTGGTCATCTCTCTCCTGATGGCCGGGTGCAGCACGTCACGCCAGCCCATCCCTGAGCAGCCGAACGCCCCGACCTCGCCCTCTATTGTCGCTACGGTCGGAAAGGAATGGGACAAGGCTGACCAGAAGGTCGCCGCCGCGATCAGCATCGCCCGCGAGAACGCCGACAAGCCCGCCGTCGTCCGTGGAGAGACCACCGTGGCCTTGGCTTATTTGCCCCCAGCCTCCCCAGAAGAACTTGCCCTAGCGCGCCAACGTGCGGCCAACCCTGCCGACCAGAAGGCTTACGGTGACGCGGTAGAGTACGGCAAGAAGCTCCTGGCTAAACTCGATGCCGACTTTGCGAAGCTCGAAGCCAGCCAAGCCGAAGCCCTCCGCGTCTCTCAGCTGAAGGACGCCCGCATCGTCGAGCTGACCGCCGAGGTCGAACGCGTGAAGAAGTCGGCAGCCGAAAACATCTGGACCCTCACCGGCGCCGGCCTCGCCGTCATCGGTGCCCTGACGACTGCTTTTCTCGGGCCGCGTATCGGCATCCCCCTGCTTCTCTGCGGCGCCTTCTGCGGTGGCATCCCCTATCTCGCCGATTCGCCCTGGTTCCTTTATCTGGCAATCGGGACGGCGACCGTCATCTCAGGCCTAGGCATCTATTGGCTCTGGGATCGCGTAAGGGATTCCGCCAACGCCTCCGACTATGAGCCGCCGAAAGCCTAAGGTCAAAGTCGTCAGCCGGCGCCTAGGTCGTGAACGTGCCTGGGGGCAGGCCTTTATCGGAGAGAATAAGCTCGAGATAGATCCGCGGCTTGGAGCACGGCGTTCCCTCGAGGTTCTAATTCATGAGGTCACTCACCTCGCACATCCGGGCATGTCAGAGAAGGAAGTCGACCGCACGGGCAAGATGATTTGCAAGGTGCTATGGGAACAGAACTACCGCCGCGTCCTGCTCGAGCCTAACGCCAAGCCGCCGCGCATCTCATGAGCCCGCCCCCTCCGCCCATCGACCCGGAATCCATCCCGAGCGAACTAAAGGACGGCGTCGTCGCTTCAATCCTCGGCGGCCTTGCCATGACGGCCCGACTTCTCCTGAGCACGACTCCCGTCTCCCCTGGCTGGGTTATTCGCCGCGTGCTCGCCGCGGGCATAACGTCGGCCGTCGCCGGCTACGCTATCGCGGAGCATATCCAGAGCCCGGGCCTTCGCATGGGCGCCATCGGCGCCGTCGGATACTGCGCGCCCGAGGCCTTAGACTACCTTCTCAAAGCATTCAAGGCTCGCGCTGAAAAGGAAGTCGCCGCCCAAACTGGCAAACCCCATGGCAAAAAGAGCTCAGGCAAAGCCAAGCGGAAGCGCTAACCTGCTTCTCGCGGTTACGCTGCTCACGGCCTTCGCTGGCGTGGCGGCCCTGTCGTCGGCGTACATCTCCAGCTATGTCCTCGACACCCTCCAATCTCGGGACGCCCTGGTCATGATCGTCACGGACGCGGGCATCAAGTCCGACTCGGCCACCGTCGAGCAGGGTCTTTCAGCTGCGACCCTAGCGCTGAAGGCCGTCCGCGACCTTGGCTGGGCCTTGGCCGTGGGGTGCCTAGGGGTGGGGGTGGCGGTCTTCTTACGCTCCCGCCGTCAAAAGGCTTCCTAGGGCAAGCCAGAGGGGTCTATTGCCCCTTGACGGACGGACACCTAGGGGCATAGTTAATGCCAGAACAGACCTTAACGGCGACTTGAGACTATCGGGCTTCACGCGGGAGCCCCTCATGCGCCGGGTCGGTTGAGGCCGGTCGCCTCGGTACCCTCGCCGGAGGGCACCCTATGCCCGTCAAAAGTTTCGGTTTAAATGTTTGACGGAATGCAATCCGTGACCGAGGATGTCCGGGCACCACCAAGAACATGACCACTAAAGAAAACATCACCGTCAACGAAACCTCAACCGGCCGCTACATCGGCGTCCAGTTCTTCCTCGTTCGCAAGAATGAGAAGGTCATCGGCCTGATCGCCAAGAAAGACGACTCCGCCGACTGGCTCGTCAGCCGTCAGGATTCGCCCAAGTTCTCCCGCACCCGTGGCTTCAACGCCCGCTGCGCGGATAAGGACGCCGCCGTCGCCAAGGCCGTCGAACTGCACGACGCGCATCAGGCGTTTGCTCAGTCTCTCGCCGACGCAATCACCGGCAAAGGCCCGACCACCCTCCTCGGCGGCAAGGTTCAGGTCATCTAATCTCTCTACACACACACCCATGAAAACCTCATCGCCCTCATCATCTTCGGCTGGCTGGCCGTCGTCACCTTCTGCGGCCCGGAACTTTACCGCGCCATCAACGGCCCTGAGCCCGTCAAGGCCAAGGTCCACCGCACCCGCTAATCTCCACCCACACCATGAGCACCCTAGGCATTATCAAGATCACCGAGGCCGACCGCCTCGAAACCGCCAAGTCCGTCATCCTCGAGCACCGCGTCAAAGCCGGAGCCCGGGCTTCCTACGAACTGTACGGCATCGACTATAACAACGGACGTCTCCGCGTTACTCGTCTCGACCACGCCCCCACCTCCGCCGACTTCTCCCCCATGATTTCAAAGAAGCGCATCTCGGCCTTCGTTGACCGACATAATATGGTCGTCGAGTTTCGCGGGGCTTGGAAGTCGGAGACCGAGGGCAAAGTAATTGCCTACGAGTCCACGCTTCAGGCCGAAATTAACGCCTCCAAGTAATCTTCACCCACAACCATGAACCAGTCCTCAGTCTCATTCATCAAAGGCCTCGACGGTCGCGTCCTCACGCTCGCTCGCCCGGTCCTCCCCCACGCCGCTCGTCGGCTCGTCTCCGTCATCCCGCAGCTGAACGCCCTGAACGCCGCCGGCAAGTCTCAGGCCGACGCCGCCGAAGCCATGGGCGTCTCGGTCGGTTGCATCCGCAACTGGATCACGCTCGCCGGCATCCCCTGGTCTAAGCTCAACAAGCGTGGGCCTTACAAAATCAACCGCTAAGACCATGCCTAGCGCCAACTTCATATTCACCGACAAGGTTACTTTCCTAGGTCGCGACATCCCGCTGCTGAAGCCCATCGCCCTCTTCAACGCCCGCCGTCTGGAGGCTCTGCTCCCGCAGATTGCGGCCCTCAACGCGGCCCGCATGACCAAGGGAGCCGCAGCCGCCACCCTAGGCATCACTCAGCAGACGCTCGCAACGTGGATTAAACTGACTCAGACGACTTGGCTAGGCAAAGTTAACCAGCCAAAGTACCGCAACGCAGAGCGTCACCGGGCAAACGTCAAGGCATGGAGGCTTCGCAATCTGGACAAGGTCAAGGCCATGAAGCGCGCTTACTATCTCCGCTGCAAGGCCCGCCGATTCTCTCGCCCTACCACCAATGCCTGACCCTCTCGCCCACTCCACCGACATGATCACAACCATCCGACCGAACTCCAAGCCCGCCTTCTGGTGGGTCTTCCCCTGGTCCTACGCCCGGGTGCTCCATATGAGCGCCAACGCCCTCAAGGCTTACGCTGACCGCCTCGAGGATATTCTCGACCTTCAGAGTCGCACCATCAAGCGACAGGCCGCCGACATCAAAGTCCTACAGGCCCGCGTCCGCGATCAGGATGACGCCATCATCCGCGGCACGGCCATCACCCCTGACGCTACCCCTTACCGGGACGAGACCATCCATGAGTAACTTCCAGCACCTCGAAGGGATGCGGAACCTGCTCGCTGAAATCTACGAGGTCAACGAGCGCATCATGACCGGGGACATCATCTCGGCTAAGGCAGCCATCGCGTCGACCAACGTGAAGAAGATACTGAACCACTACCACGAAGCCCTGCACGAAGACGGCGCCGTAAAGGTATCGCTCCAGGCTTACGTCGCGGCGGGTGGCTGGGTCGGCATCCAATACTCCTATGAGCTCGACGGCTTCGAGGTCGCCGGATCACAAGTCCCGAGACGCGTATGACCCGCCCCTTCTCAATCGTCGCCCTGTTCCTGCTCGGCTTCAACTCCGCCGCGGCCTCCGACGCCACCTTCCTTGAGGCCATCGCTCAGGTCGAGTCCGGGCAGAACCGCAAAGCCATCGGCAAGGCCGGTGAGCGTGGAATGTATCAGGTAGGCAAGGCCGCGTGGAACGATGCCAACGCCCTGCTGGAGTCCGAGAAGCACTTCCACTATCAGTGGTCGCAGTG